GTGCGATGACCACTTTACAAGAATCCAAACACGAAGTATTCGATTATGTACGTTATAGCTTAGGCGACGGGATGATCGATATTGAACTTGATCCTGTGCATTATGAACAAGCGTTAACTCAATCTTTGCTTCGTTTTAGACAGCGTAGCAGTAATTCTGTTGAAGAAAGTTATAGTTTCTTAGAGCTACAACAGGATACTAACGTATATACACTTCCAAAAGAAGTTATCAGTGTACGTAATTGCTATAAAAGAAATATCGGATCTAATAGTGGTACTGCTAGTCAGTACGAGCCATTTGAAGCAGGCTTTGTTAACTTCTATATGATCCAATCAGGTCGTGTAGGAGGTCTTGCTACTTACGCATTCTACAGCATGTTTCTTAAAGAAGCTGCTAAGATGTTTGGTGGATTTTTAAACTTCACCTTTAATAGTGTAACTAAACAACTAACAATTATGCGTCGTCCTAGAGCAGACAAAGAAACTATCTTGCTATGGACTGAAAACTATAAGCCTGACATTACTATTCTTCAAGACACTTATAGTCAGCCATGGATCAGAGATTATACTCTTGCATTATGCATGAGAAGCTTAGGCCAAGCTCGCAGTAAATTTGGTGCATTGCCGGGTCCCGGCGGCGGCACACAACTTAATGGTACTCAGCTATTACAAGATTCAGCAGCAATGATCGAACGTCTAGAAGCTGAAATTTCAAATTATATGTCAGGCGAAACACCTGCGTGGTTTGTTATTGGTTAAATGAGGACTACATGCGTTTACACGAAATAGCTTCAACGTTCTATCATGGCAGCATGGATGAATTGCCAGTTGGCACCATATTGACCCCTCGTGACAATTATGAGCAGACATGGGGTAACACAGATTTTTATGCTGCTTTAGAACGCTATCGTCCATCCAACATGTTAGGTCATCGTCAAGGTGTATTCATGTGTCATGATCCTGATGATATTGATTTAGCAGGGGGCGGCACTGAATGGTTGTTTACGGTTGTACCATTAGGTCCAATTCAAAAACATGATCTTAATTGGGGATCAGAAGTTAGTATGTTGATCAGTGATGGTTACGACATTGATAGCCCGGAAGTTAAAAATGCTGCTGAAAAATATTGGGCAGGAGTTCCTCATTACAATGAATCAGTTTGGGAATACTTAACACCTTCTGCTAAAATCACAGCAGTTGAAGAATATTGATTCCTAGCAGCTTTTCTGTTAAAGTGTTTTTATGATCGTAGGAATTATTGGACTTATTAATAGTGGCAAGAGTACAATTGCCAACATCCTTGTGGAAGATTATGGCTTCATTAAAGTATCATTTGCAGACTCTCTTAAAGACTCTGTGGCAGCTATATTTGGCTGGGATAGACGACTCCTGCAGGGCGATACTGAGGAAAGTCGTAAGTGGCGAGAACAAGTAGACGAATATTGGTCTAATGTCATGCAGCATCCAGTGACACCTAGATGGGTATTGCAGCATATCGGTACAGAAGTAATGCGGGATCACTTTCATAAGAATATTTGGGTTCATAGTCTTATGAAGAGAGCAAGTAATACCAATAAGAATTACGTTATTAGTGATGTTAGATTTCGAAATGAAGTAGACGTAATCTTAAGTCAGCATGGCGAAATTTGGGAAGTGCAACGTCCACCTTTGCCTGCTTGGTATAGTGAAAAATTGCTAGATGATGAAGAGTTGCGGCGATTTATGGCAGTATATCATCCTGAGATTCATAGTAGTGAATGGGAATGGAGGCTTGTAAAACGTAACCATATTATCCGTAATGTTGGATCCTTACAAGATCTTAAAAACAAAGTCTCAGCTATTATATCCCAATAGAACTCGTACAAACACCCTGGTTTTAAACTGAATCGCTAAATATTACTAACCTACTAAAGGATGTAATAATCATGGCAAACAATTTAGTTTCACCGGGCGTACAAGTAACAGTAATTGATGAGAGTAATTACGCTCCTACTGCTGTTGGTACCACCCCATTTATTTTAATGGCAACAGCTCAAGATAAGACTAACTCTTCTGGTTCAGTAGCAACAGGTACTACTGAAGCTAATGCAGGCAAAGTTTATACGGTTGGTAGTCAGAGAGAATTAACTAGTTTGTTTGGATTACCTAATTTCCCAACTGATGCTAGTGGTAATAGACTATATGGAAGTGAGTTAGCTGAATATGGTTTACATGCTGCATTTAACATACTAGATATTACTAGTACTGCATATGTTATGCGAGCAGATGTTGATCTGGGACAACTACAAGGATCTTCAACTCGTCCTTCTGTCCCAGCTAGCGGCGGAACTTTGTGGTTAAACTCATCTGCTACATCATGGGGAATGTTTGCTTGGAATGAAACTTCACAAGCTTTTAATCAAATAACTCCAACTTTCTTAATTGACGATACACAAATTTCAGGAGATATCCCAATTGCAAGTTATGGTAATGTAGGTGATTATGTTGTAGTAGGCAGTACTACTTACAATCCAGTTTATACTAAGAACTATTTAGGAACCTGGGTATTAGTTGGTAGTAATGCATGGGCTTCTAGTTGTGCTCCGGCAATTCAAGCAACTTATGCTAATGTTACTACTTTAACTGCTACTAACTCCATCAAAATTAATAATACCACTATTGCTCTTACTGGAACCACTGATGCACAACTAGTTACACAAATTAATGCATTAAACTCTGGTGCAGGAATTACTGGAGTAAAAGCAGCAATTGTTAATGGTAAATTCACATTATTTGCTACAAGTGCTTCTAAAAGTGATGGATCAGTGGCTGATGGTAAGATCGCTATTCAAGCAGTAAGTCCCTCAACTGGTGCTACTCCGTTGTCGACAATGGGAATCACAGCTGGAACATATGCTGGGCCAACAATACAATATAGTGCTCATAGTAGTGTGCCACAGTGGAAATCAATTAATGCTACACCAAGGCCAACTGGCAGTGTATGGATTAAAACTACCGCATACAATTATGGTGCAAACATTTCACTTTATCGTAGAAATAGTATAACAAGTACTTGGGATCTTGTTCCTGCATCATTATATGGCAGTGACGCTGAGGCAATTTACGGATTAGATCCAACCAAAGGTGGCTTGGGTATTCCTAAAAACGCTCTTTTTGTAAGATATAATCCAGGATACACATTATCTACTTCTGGCGCAGAAGTAACTTTTAAAGTTTTTGAAAGAGCAGCCACTGGACCAACCGTTGCAACTGGTAAAATTACTAATCCAACACTTACTGCTGCTAACACATTCAATGTAACTGCAACTCAAACTGGATCATCCACTACTCCATTAGCAGTAACAATTACAGTTCCGGCAAGTCCAAATAATACTGTTCAAGGAGTAGCAGCAGCGTTTAATGTTGCTATGGCCAGCAATAGTATACTAAATGTTAGTGCAAGTGTTGATAGCTACGGGCATATGGTATATACTCATTCCACTGGTGGAAGTATATATATTACAGATGTAACCGGAACACCAAATGCTGCTATGGGATTTGATAGTACGGTTCCATATGTTTCAGTTAATAATAGAACACCTGGAACGCTAAAGATTTCAAATTGGGTATATCCAAGTGAGTTGATTGCTCAATCAACACAGCCAACTGCAATTCCTGCTGATGGTACATTGTGGTACTATTCAGGTAATCAAGAAGCAGACATTATGATTAATGTTAATAATGTTTGGAAAGGCTATAGAACGGTAAATCAGGATACCAGAGGTTATAATCTTTCATTAACTGATCCTGCAGGACCAATCTTTAGTTATAGTGCCCCAACTTTACAAAGTGATGGAACTTCACTAGTACATGGCGATTTATGGATCGATAACAGCGATTATGATGCTTATCCAGTTATTTGGCGTTGGTCATCTGTTTCTAATACCGGCGCTGGAAGTTCAGATCAGTGGGTAAAGATAGATACAACTGATGCAACAACTGAAAATGGCATCCTGTTTGCTGATGCACGTTGGGACGGAAATACCAATCACACAGGCGGTGATACTGATATTTTCTTAGATCCACTTGTGCCAATTACTCAATTATTATCTAGTAATTATACTGACTTAGATGCACCAAAGCCAGCACTATATCCAAATGGTTGCTTGCTATTCAATACACGTCGTAGTAGCAGTAATATTAAGAAATATATTAAAGGATACTATAATTCAACCAATTTCCCACTACTTTCTTTACCACAAGTAACAGATACTTGGCAGAGTTATAGCGGAAAGAAGTGGAATAATATTCCATACTTTGGTCGTCAAGCAGTTCGCAATGTTGTTGTTAGTGCATTGAAAGAAGCAGTAATTAACAGCACTGAATTACGTGAAGAAGGCAAGGCATTTAACTTACTTGCTTGCCCAGGATATGTAGAATTGCTCAGTAGTTTAAAAGTTCTTAATGATGATAGAAAGAATACTGGTTTTATTATTGGTGAAGTCCCAATGGGACTTTCAACAGA